CGGGCAGGCCGTCGGGGTTCGAGTCCGAACGCTCGGGCGCCTCGACCCACTCATCGGCAATGACCGTGAAGCGGTGCGACGAGCCGTACAGGCCCGCCTCGAGCCCTGAGCGGATCAGCGGCGGGATGCCGTCGAGGGGGTCGACGACGTAGCGGGCGTCGCCGCCGAGGTGCTCGATCGGCCCGAGGATCTGGTCGCCCATCGTGGGGTCCTGCCCGTGGTTGAACAGGACCCGGATGTTCTTGCGTGACTCGACCACCGTCCGGTCGAACGCGCCGGGCGCCATGCGCTCGATGAAGTGTCCCTCGATCGAGCTGTGCACCTCGTACGGGTCGTCGAATGTCGTGAAGCGCCCGCGCAGCTTGGGCTTCCCGTCGCCGTCGGCGCGGAGCTCGACTGGGTCGGCCATGCTGCGCGTCACCGGGAACGGCAGGCGCGCAGGCGGGAGTTCGTGTTCCATCGGGTGATCTCCTGTCATGCGACCATCGCCGCTGTCCTGCCGGTCTCGTAGAGGTTCGTGCCGTCGGAGATGAAGCCGACCACGAACACCCGGTTCGTGGTCGTGCCGGTGGCGAGGGTGCCTGTTGGCTTGAAGCCGGAACCGAATGTGATCGTGAAGCTCGACGAACCCGATGTGAGGATCACGACATGGCAGTGCGTGCCAGCCGGCGGGACCGTCGTGGTGTAGGTGGCGTTACCGGTCGGCGTCACCTTCACGCTGGTGTTCGTCCCGAGCGCCATCGCCGTCGTTCCGTTCGCGAGTGCGGCGTGGACAGGAGCCCCGATACCGGGTGCGCCCTGCGATCCAGTGGCTCCCTGAGCACCGGTCTGGCCCGTGGCTCCCGTCTGGCCCTGGGGCCCTTGGGCACCAGTCGCCCCGGTATCGCCCTTGGGTCCTTGCGCTCCGGTTGGACCTCCCGGGCCTGTCGGACCTGTCGGACCTGTCGGACCTGTCGGACCAGCTGGGCCCGGAGGACCTTCCGGGCCTGTCGGACCTGTCGCACCGCCGCCGGTCGAGGGCTTCTCGGGCCAGTACGGCGTCACGGCCGCCCCCGAGCTGTGCTGCGCCGCCGAGGTGCCACCGCGCGCGCGCTGGACGATCCAGGTCCAGTCGGTCGTCGCCGTGAACCCGGCGACCGTCATCGGCCGCGCGGTGCCCATGCAGCGGATCGCCTCGGAATCGATCGTCCACATGCTGCCCACATCCGCATCGGAGTCGGTGACGATGACCGTCGCGAGGGGCGGCGCGTCGGCGCGGAGCGTGACCATCACGCGGCGCTCGGCGGGGCTGCCGGCTCGGCCGGGGTGGTGGTCCCCGGCGGTTGAAGCTGGACGCTGTACAGGCCGGTGTGGACGAGCCTGGTCCAGTCGCTGTTGAGCACGGCGTCGATGACCGTCGCCGGGTCGTAGCCGGCGTCGACGAGGGTGCGGATCGTCTGCGACTCACGGCCCTGGATCTCGGCGGAGTCGCGCGCGTCCTCACGCAGGAATGCGATGTCCCGGTCGTCATACCAAAGGCGCGCATCGGACGGCGTCGGGATGATCGTTCCCATCGATCCCGCGAAGTTCCGCCACAGCGGCCGGATGGTTCCGTCGGCCAGGCGCCGGCGGGCCTGCCCGTAGTTCGAGTAGGTGGCGGCCTGGAGGCCCTCCGACAGCCCCACGATGACCGGCGGGACGCCGGCCGCCGCGGCGATCCGCGTCTCGCCCGCGCCCTGCACCACCTTGAAGTCCATCTGGCGCAGGTTCGCCCCGACCACCGTCGCGTCGGCGCCGCCACCGAGGTACAGCGTCTTGTAGACGTCGAGCCCGACCGGCTCCTTCTCCTTGAACAGCTCGACCCACGTCTTGAACTGCGTCGGGAGGACATCCTTGTCGAGGCTCACGACAAGGTTCGGCGTGGCGCCGTTCTCGTAGAACTTGAGCTTGTGGCCGGTGGCCGCGCTGTCGGACTCGACCTCGCGCAGCATCGGCGTCAGCCAGGACATCCCGCGGAACGAGGCAAGCGGGTCGGGGACCGGCCGGAAGTGGGCCACCTCCGAGGGCTGCAGCACGATGGGCGTCCGCCCGCTGTACTTGCCGCCCGGGTGGTAGATGTAGCCGAGCAGGTCGGCGTCGATGTCGCCCGCCTGGACGTCCTCGTCGCTCTCAGAGCCGAGGACGATCGTCATCCAGTCCGGCCGCAGCCGGCGCAGCCGGCCGCGCTCCGAATCGCGGCGAGCGATGAACGCGTTGCCGGCCATGTCGGCGTCGATCAGTGCCGATGTCAGCAGGTCGCCGGTCGTGCCGCCCGGCCACGGCCGCTCGAGGACATCGAGGTCGCGCGTACTGAACAGGTCGCCCGGCTTGCCCTGGCGCATCCGCTGGTACATGAAGCGGGCCTCGGAGAAGACCATGAAGCGGGCGAGCTCGCAGGCGAACACGACGCCGTTGCCCGCGTAGGCGCCCTGGACGATGCCCGCGAACGAGCCGTCGATCTCCTCGCGGGTGCCCTGCAGCGTCTGCGTCAGCCCGAGCGGGTACTGGACGCCGTTGAACGTCATGGTGTTGAACAGGTCGTTCCACGGGTACTGCGCCCGTTCGGGCGCGAAGACGTCCCTGAGCCGGTCCCACACGCTCATGCCCACGCCACCAGCGGCTCGGCCGGCTCTTCCTGCGCGTGTGCCCGCTCCACCGCGAGGGCCAGCGCGATGCACGCGTCGATCCGGCCGCGGCTCTTGCCCTTGGCGAGGGTGAACCCGCGCTCGTTGAAGCGGGGCACGGCGTTGAGTACCTGGTTACCGAACGGTTCGTCACCGTCGTGGGTGAGCCGGCCCTTGACGATGAGCTCGTACAGGTTGCCGACCGCAGGCGTCATGCGCTCGAGCGACTGCGGGATCTCGATCATCGGCAGGCCCTCGTCGAGCAGGTACTTGGCCGGGACGTCGAAGAAGCGAGGATCGAAGCTGATCGCCTGGAGGTCGTACGTCGCGGCGAGATCACGCAGATGGGCCATCACGTCGGTCGTGTCGACGGCCTCCTCGGCCGTCGGCAGCCACAGCCGGCAGGTCGCGTGGAAACGCCCGTCGTCGCGCTGCTGGACGGCCACGACCGCGGTGCTGTCGCGCTTGAGGCCGACGTCGACGCCGATCCATGTCGGGCCACCGTCGACGAGGTCCCACGGACTGGTCAGCGCATCCCACACAGCACGCCCGCCGGCGCCGAGCCACGAGTCCACGCCCTCGTACCACTGGCCGAGGCGGAAGATGCGGAAGTGGCCCTCGGGCGTGATCCCGAGATCCGTCTCGAGGGCTGACTCCCGCAGGAACCCGGCGCGCAGGGCCGGGTTCGCCTTGCGCCATGCAGCACGATCGGTGACCGCACAGTCCTCCGGCGCGGCGTGTTCGTGGTAGACGAAGCCCGGCAGCGTGCCGCCCTCGCGAACGAGCTGGCGCAGGCGGAAGAGCGCGTTCTCGCGGTCGAGGCCAGGCGTCCCGACGCCGATGATCAGCGACCGCTCGCGCTTGCCGGACGCCATGCGGATCGAGTCGTAGCTCTCGATCGACTGGAAGCCGATCTCGTCGAACAGCGCGAACGACGGATCGAGTCCCTGCAGCCCGTCCGGGTCGTTGCTGATCGGGAACATCTCGCCCTCGTTGGAGGGAACCGTGACCCGGGCCGTGCCGATGCCGGTGTAGATGAGCGCCCGTCGTTCCAGCTCGGGCTCGTTGCGGATCATCGACACGGCCACGCCGTAGCACGACTTGATGGCCTGGCTGACGGTGGTGGCGATGATCGGGACCTGCGGCGCGCCGGTCTCGTCGTCGTCGAACAGCGCCCACGTCGCCAGTCCGCCGCCGAGCGACGACTTCCCATTGCCGCGGGGCGTCTGGAGCACGGCGGCGTCGATGCCGTCAGCCAGCGCCGCCTCGATGAACTCCTTCTGGAAGGGGGCGAGCTTGAGCGGACTACCGTGGCCCTTGCCCTTGGGCGGTGCGCAGTACGTCTCGACGAAACGGATCGCGCGACCGTGGCGGGACAGTCGCTTCCAGCCCTTCCAGGGACCAGGTGTCGCGGAGGCGACGCGCTTGGCGGAATTGCCGCGACGATCGTTCATCCGACCAGCGGACCGCTGTGGGTAATCTCGCCGGACAGGGCGGGTCCTGAGACAGCGCCCTCTGTTCTCGCGGTCCCCCCATCCCCCCGGTTGCCCCGTGATGTGTTGCACCAGGCACATGCACCACGCAGGGGGCCATGCCGTCCACCTCGGGACACCGGCACCACGTGGTCTGCAGTGGTGGCGATGCCAGTACACCCGGGCAGACGGAGCTCACATGGGCCACCGATGACTGCAGCCCGTCGCTTCTCGTACCCCCTGTCATAGCCACGTTGGCGAGGTGGTGGGCGACGAGTGCGGTCATGCATCCGCTCGTGCACCGCACAGCGCGATCCGTTCGTCAGGTTGGGGCAGCCTCGCTCGAGGCAGGGCCGGGGCATCTAGAACCTCGGCCCCCACAGCAACGCGGCGACAATCAGCATCACGCCCCATGCAGGGAGCGAACGCGCTTGCGTCTGCACGAGCTCGACGAAGGCGAGCAGGGCGGCAATGACCAGCAGGACGACGGAGACCGTCATACCGTCGTCACCTGGTCCGGCTGGCCGGCTGGGGTGAGCACGGTCACGGTCGTACCCTGCGGCAAGGCTGGGGCCTCGATCGGAGTGACGGCGGTCTCGGTGAAGAAGGACAGGATCGCCGCGGAGAAGGCGGTCACGGCCCCAACCTGGAGCCCTGTCCACCCCAGGCCAAATGCGGTGGACAGGGCCACGGCTGCGACGACGACGGCTTGCGCTCGAACAGGTTGGCGCTTCACCAGCGCCCAGAGGGCTTTCATGGCAGCGTCACGCTCCCTGCAGGCTTGCCCCCGACGATCACGTCATAAGCGGCCGGCTCTGGCGTTGGGGCGGGCGGGACGACGGGGCGCATGTTGGAGAACTCCTTCACCCACAGCAGCGTCCGCGGATCGTCGCCAGTCCCGTCCGGGTCCAGGGCGAACATGCGGTACTCGTTGGAGCCGTAGGGCGACTCGACGGTGCGGGCGATGTGGTTCTTGGTGCTTACCGTCTCGCGATCGTGCTCGTACAGCGTGGCGCCGACCGGGATGTCCACAAGGACTCGGGATGTGTTCGTAATCTTGGGTAGATCCATGTCGCCCTTTCCTGTTGTGCCGTGGCCTCCGAGGGAGGGCCAGTCGATCCGCTTACCGGGGCAGCCCTTGTAGTCCGCGAAGTCGCGGTGGGCGAGGTTGTGGGCATCCGGGTGCCGGGAATGGATGTCACGGATCAGCTTCACGAGCGCTACGGACTGGTCCCGGTTCGGGCCGTCCTTGGCGAAGCCCTCGATCTCGATGCCGATGGTTGCCCGGTTGGGGTCATCCCACCAGATCCCGAGCGCCGCCCTGGCCGCCGACGCCCCGTAGAGGACCGTTTCGCTGCCGAAGGTGTACGACGGATCATCGGTGGTCCGAATGTCGCGAGGGTTGATCGAGCCGTTTACGTGGTCCTCGCGGAGCATCTGGACGACACGCCCCGAGTATTCGACCACGTAGTGGACGGACACACCGTTGGGGTTCTTTCGGGACAGGTAGCCGACGGTGCCGCCACCCTCGGCCATGTGGACCACCGGATGGAGCGGCTTGATGCGAACGTCGCGCGGGCCGTAGTCGTGGTAGCTGGAGACGAACGGGTAGGCCATCAGCAGAG